ACTGCAGGTTCTTGAAGACGACCAGCTTTTCAGCGGACTTCTTTGTGTGATCAGACGCCTTCTTGACCATCTTTTTGACGATCTCGTCGGTATTTCCCGATGTCTTAAGCGTGAAGGTCGCCAGCACATTGCCCCCTCTGGCAATCGCTGCCACGAGGGCAGGATCGATCAGCGGCACCCTTCGAGAATCCCGCGAAGTCCCTCACCCCAGGCGCGCAGCCTGACATTGTTGCCGGCGATAATGCGAATGTCCTTGTCCGCTTGTCCGGTGAGCTTATCGTGGATCTTCTCCGGTTCGGCGGGGATAGCCTGGTCCTTGGAGACGCAGGGGACGGTGACGTAGCGGGTCGTGGTGCAGCCCGCGAGAAGCAGGAGCGCAACGAGGCTAAATGTCCGCATCGAGGATCTCCTTGGGCGTCTTGCAGTTCCCCGATAGGGGCGCGGTCTCGATCCGCTTGGCAATGGATTCCGCCCGCTTCTGGCCCTCTTGCGCCTTGGCGATATTGCCGCCGGTGACTTGCTTCTGTTCGTTCTTCTTCGCGGAAATAGCTTTAAGCTGCCCGTCGAGCTTCACGACTTGGGCTTGCAATTTGGTGCTGTGCCGCTTCTCGGATTTGAGCGCGAGGAACTGGACCACGCACAGCAGGGCCAAGGCGATGACCGCGAGCTCGGCGAGAGAGCGGCGGGACAGCCACGCTATGACCGATTTTCCGATGCCGAGCAGGGGGATCAGGAACGCTGGCATACGCTCGTCCCCTTCAATTCTTCCGATCCGCTGATCCCAGAGCGCCATTCGCCGACATTGACGATCCCGACGACCTTGCCGGTGTCAGCATCAATGATGGGTCCGCCGCTCATTCCCGGGATCACGGGAAAGATGCCCCACAGCGCCGCGAACTCGCCGATCTTCCTGCCGGTGCCGATGAGCTTGACTTGGGTGATAAACGGCAAGCCCCTCGCATAGCCCAGCGCCAGATAATGCCCGTCCTTGACAAATCCGTTGCAATCGACCTTGAGATACGGCCCCTCGTTCTGGAGCGGGATGATCGAGTAATCCCGATCCGGAGCGGGCTTGGCGTTCAGATGCTCCCCGTCCGCGATGCAGTTGGGGGCCATCGTTACGTGGTTCGCGCTGACCGCCAGTTTAGGACCGATGCGGAACATGGTGCCCGCGCTTCCGCCCGTTCCCACGATGCACATCACGCGGCTGATGGGCCTGGTTTCGATCGTAGTCTGCGGGTCCACCGGTGCTGAGACAAAGCAAAGGGTGGCGGCAACGAGGGCACGCAACAGCATGGCAGTTTCCTTCGGGGGTTAAGCGGGCTTTTTGTCCGGAACGAGGGCCTTGACGGCGCTCAAAGCCGCGAAGACGTAGCACCAGGGCTTGGGGAGGGCGGCGGCGGAGACGATGGCCACGGCGATGTCGCCCCAGAAGCTGCGTTCAAGCAGCCGGGTTTCGAGATAGGTCAGCAAGTCAGTTCTCCGAGGTAAAGCATCTTTTCCGCCTCTCTGCGGGCGGTGAGGCCGGCGAGCGGGACGAGTTGGCCATGCACCCTGGCCTTGTTCCAACTGGCGAATTGTCGAGCAGCGGCCTCGTAGTCTCCGGCCTTGTGCTTCTTCAGCAGGGTCGATTTCTGGAGCGTTCCCAGCCCCAGATTGAAGGCGAAGGACACGAGCGCAGAGAATTGATTCTCATTGCACGGTGAGGCTAGGGCTTCGACGCCGCGCTCGAACCGAGCCACGTCCGCGAGCAAGAGCCGCTCGGCTTCTCCCGGGGTGATGATCTGCCCTTCTTTGACATCGGGGCCTGTGTGGCCGTAGCCGATCGTGAGGATCGAGGCCGGACAACGATAGGCTTCCAATCGGAGGCCTTCGTATCTTTTGATGAGCCCGAGGCCTTTTTCTGAAATACGCATGGAACCTCCGCGCTCGACTGGCGTTGAAGTCTTCGCAATCCGCGAGGGACATTCGCGGGTCGCTGGGTCGGAGTTATGAGATGCGGTCTGTGTGGGGACTTCCCCAAGCTTTTGCCCCGGCTAGTAGGTGCCTCCCGTTGCTCGCGGTTCCCCCCGCTCTGGGATAGGCGCGTGAACGCCGGGGCTTTTATTTCCGTGATGTTCTGCTATTGTTCTCGGCGGTCGGCGTGCTCGACTGGCCCGGGCGGCGACTCCGAAACTCCTGTCCGGGCCTTTATGCCGCTTTCGTCCGCTTGCCGTCGAACCAAGCTCCGCAGCCTTGGCACTGGTATCGCTGGATGAAGCTGGATCGGGTCCGCCTCACGCCGCGCGATTGCGTCTGCTGGCTTCCGCAGGCTCCGCACTGAAGCGCGCCGCCCTTCCCCATGTATGGGTGATTGTGAACATAGGGCAGAACGCGGTCGTAAACGTCTTCCAAAAGCCGCACGTCCTGCGCGCAGTAGCGGGCCATCTTCTTTTGTGCTTTAGGACATCCCGCCATGACCTTGATCCACATCTCAAGGCCTTCGTGCTTTAGCTTTTCCCCGAGCCCCAGAAGGGGCGCGACATAGGCTAGCTTGTTGCAGATGAAGCCCATCTTGCGGACGGCCTTGTAAATGTCGATCTGCGTCGGAGGAGGCGGTGGCGGCATCCCCGCAACGAGGAAGTTACCCCACAGCTTGGGAATGTCGAAAGAGGCTCCGTTAAACGTGGCAACGCCGTCCGCTTCTGAAAGCGCCGCATGGACACCTTCGAGCATTGGGCGATAGCCGTGTTCCCACTCGGACAGAACGGTCACTTTGCGCTCACCGGCCCATTTGAGGCCGACGCAGATCGTGCCGCCGTCTTCCTTGATCTGATTGTGGGTTATGTGCTGGTCGCGGATGCCAAACGAATAGATCAGCGCCGGCTTGGTTTCGATGTCGATAAAGAGAATTTTAGGCTGCGAGTTTTGCATCTAAAACCTCCCGGTAGAGGCTCAGCGCATTTTCAACCTGCTCTCGCTTGCCGAGCAGATACGGGATAAGTCGCTCGGCGACCGCGATTGCGGGTCTGCCGGTCACATTGTATTGATAGTGGGCTTGGCGCGTGGTCGAGTAAGGGCCGTATGGCCCAAGCACGGTTCCCGCTCCCACGATCTCGCAGAAGGCGTCCAGCGGCTCGCGCTTGACCTGAGCGATGCTCAGATAGAGCCGGTTGTATTTCGGCAGATAGCCCTTGTGGATGCGGGCGTTGCCCTCTCCCTCAAAAAAGCCAGCGGCCCACTGAATATCTAATTTACGCGGTGCATCGCTCATGGTCCCCCCGGGGGCTATTTCAACTGGTCGAGCAATCGCTTCAGGTGTTCCGGCACCTCCTCTTTCAGGATCGGGTCGTAGGCTTGGCGCAGGAGCAATTGGGTTCGCTCCCAGCTATCGGTTTTCTTCATTTGCGAATCTTTCCGTAAGCCCACTCGCTGAGCTGGATCAGCAGCCAGACAATCGACAAAGCGGCGGCGATCGGCGGCAGGATTTTGGCGAGGGCGGCGAAGGCGGCCACTCCGGCCACCGCGTCCAGGGTATATCGGACGCCGTTGGGTATCTCGGTCATTGACGCTGGAACATGCGGGGCTCTCCGCGTATTGAGGGTGATGTGAAACGATGGATCGTGCTGACGGGGCTGGTCATTGTCTTCTTCGTCGCACTGAAAGGGTGCGCCGGGATCTTGATCGATGGGTAGCGAACGCGCCTGGACCATCATCCCGGTCGCGCTGGGACTGATTCTGCTGATCGTTCAGATCGTCTTAGCGGTTGGCGTTATGCTCAGGCTGCTACCGCCTTGACGACGGCGAAGTTGAACACCGGCTGTTCGGTCGTCGTCCCGCCCGTGGTGGCGAAGGAAATGTCAAATGTTCCCGAGCCAACGGCGGTGACGTGGATCATGTATTTGTCGGTGCCGGACTTCTGAGAGACGCGGATCACATCGGTTGCCGCTACAGCAGAGTTGGTGACGGTGAACGTCTGCCACGAGGTTGAACCCGCAGCGGACACAAGGGTAATCGCCCCGCAGACCTTGTTGAGGGTAACGCCCGTGGTGCGCGAGGTGGCCTGCGTGACCGCTCCTCCTGCCCCCGTGGCGTAGCCGACACCGGCTGTCGCGGAACTGGTCTTGATCGCGCCCGCGACGGTGCCGAGGGTGGTCGCCAGCGATCCCGCCGAAGTGGTCACGTCCCCGGTTAGGGCTGGAAAACCCGCCGCCTGGAGGACCCCGGAGCCGTTGATGATCGTGGTCCCGTTGTTCGACAGGACCTTGCCAGAGAACAGGTCGAAGCCGCCGCTCGTGATCTGAGCGATGTCGGTCCCGTTGTAGCGGAAGTGAACGCCGAGCACGCCGTCGAGATACATTCCAAACGCGTTGAAGGCGGTGATGCTGGCTTTAATGGTGGCGTCCGAGCCTTGGAATTGAATCTGGCTCTGGGTGCTGCCGGTCTTGAGGACAAGCAGCGGATCATATGCCGCAGTGACGCCGGAGATCAGGAGCTGGCCGCTGCCCGGCTGATTCTGCGTAATATTACCGGTTACGATCGCGGCGGGGGCGATATTGATGACGCCGGACCCGGCATAAACACGCGGGGTGTTTGTGGCGTAGCCGCTGGCCACCAGTCCGCCGCGCACCACTGCGGCCTGATCCAACTGGACCGGGGGCTGGTCGGCTTCGGTGTAGAGATGGCTTATCGTGGTGGCGCTGCTGCCGCCGTTGACAAGGACCGCGCCGCCTTCGCGATAGGTCGTCCCGCTCACCCATTGGGGGGCGTAGGAGGTAGCCGCGCCGGCGTCTTTCCAGTAAATCCACCACGTATTGCTGGTTGCGGTTGATGGGGGGGAGTTGGTCGAGGCACCAGACGCCTGCCCGATCTTGACGGTGAAAATATGCCCATTGTTGAATACGCAAACGGGGGCGGTCCCGCTGATGCCCTGAACGCCGTTGCCTGCCGTCTGGACAACGCTGAAGCCGTTCCCGAAACCATCGGTGACATACAGGCCGGCCTGGCGGTTGTAATTGAGGTCGAGGAGCCCGAACCATCCGGCATTGGAGTCGTTGCCGCCCAGCCTGACGCCGTTGCGGCAGTTGTTGATGGTCGCGCTGACGCCATACATGCCGTTGCAGTTGCCGCCATCGACATCGGTTCGGGCATAGATGCCGTCGCCCTGCCAGTTGGTGATAAATAGCCGACCGTAGCCGAACTTATACTTGGCCTGGATACCGTGATATTCGCCCTCGGCGGTGCTGCTCCCGGTCCAGCCACCCTGCAACGCAAGCCCGTCAAGATAGCAATTCTCTGCATTGATGACGATGCCGGTATGGCCCGCCGCCCATTTCAGCCAAGTAGCCCCACCTCCGAAAGTCGCCCCGTTCTCGCCATAGATCGCCATCGCCTGATTGAGCGTCAGCGTGCTGGCATTCATGTTGATGCCGTTGGGAGCGAACGGCAGGACAAGCGAAGGGCAGGCTTCGGGGCCATACTCTCCGGGGTTTGTGATGGTTCCCTTCAGCGCAACGAGGGTGGCGACGGCGGCGAGGACGGTCGGGCCGTCATTGGTGGTGCCATCCCATGTTCCGCCCCACCATTTTGCAAAGGCTCTGCTGCCGTCCCATACGCGAACCCACGCTCCCGAAGCGCCCGTGCCGTCGGTCGATTTCGCGACGTAGATTCCCTGGCCGGGGTCCGCGCTGACCTTGGCTGACAGGTCCGACCCGTCGAAGACAAACAGGCCTTCGCGCCCGCTCTCGCGCAGAAAGACGTGGATCCCCGTAGGAGACGCGGCGAGGTCGGAACGGTTGGCCACCGACAAGCCGGCGTCCAGTTCGGTCGCGGCGCCGGTAGCGCTGAAGCCCAGCACTTTGCCGGCAGTCCCGGTGATCGAGTGGCTTTCGTTCCACACATCGACCGAGACTTGCTTGTCGGGATTATTGGTGCCGCTGACTTGCGTAGCGTGCCGAACTGAGACCATTTAGAAACCGCTTTCGCTAATGGCGTTGATGACGATCGAGGCGGAATCCTTGACGACGCCAGTGGCGGCCTCGCGGATTTCAACCGTGATGGTCGAGGAAACCGTGGACCCGTCCCGGGCTGAGTTTGAATTGGACCAACTGCGGTCGGTGCCGCAGTTCAGCCAGCTATTAAGAGTGCCGGAACTTGGCGCGGTCCCGGACGTAAGCGTGGCCCGAACCTCGTAGTTGGAGGCCACGCCGCCCGTTCCGCCCAGCCATGTCTCAAGCGTTGTCGGGACATGGTTCTTGACCGTCCCGTCATTGTCGATCGTATAGGTCGCAACCGCCGTTCCCCCGACCGCGACCTTGAAGACCGTGCGGCTCGAAATGTTGATGACGACGCTGCTCGACGGATAGAAGCCGCCAACCATGCCATGAATCGCCGTCACGACAGGCCCGACCCGGTAACGGTCCAGTCGTCGGTGCCCCACTTGGTGAGGGTGGCGACACCGCCAACAGCAAGAGATGCGTTGGCCGAGCTCGTGGAGCCGTTCTGTTTTAAGGTTACGCCCGACCCCCTGGTGAGGGTGAGGACGCCAGAACCGGCGTTCCTGACCACGATCACTGCCCCCGTGGTGATGGAGGTCGTGGAGTTGGGGTTGATCGTCGCCGATGCCGCCGCCCCGGTGTAATTGATCGCCGTTGCGCGGTCGCTGTCAGCGAAAGCAAAGGCCGCCGTTTGAGTGGTGATGGGGAGGTCGCGGTAGGTATCCGCCAATGCCCCCAGGGCAGTTCTGGCCGCCGACGCCGAGGTCGCCCCGGTGCCGCCGTTGGCGACGGGAAGGGCCGAGGAGCCGGCAAGGAAGCTCTGGAGCGCGGACGCGAAGGTCTGGCGAATGACGGCCGCCATTGACCTGAACACGTTATCGACGTTCGCCGGGCTCATGCCGGTGTTACAATTTATGCCGTCGATCGAGGTATTAGAGGCAGCCGTGCTGCTCCAGTCGAAAATACTGGCCATCTCGATCCTTTGTTTTTTGAATGATTTAGGTTATTGTGGCCCGATGGACGGGTATCACATGATGGTGCTGGCGGCGGGCGGTATGCTGGCCGTCCTTATTCGCGAAATGTGGTCACTGAGACGAAAGAAGCCCTAGGCTCGTCGCCCCGCCGATCTGCCCCGCCCTGCCGGACTGAGCACGCAGCCAATCTGCCAAGGTGCGGGCCTTGATCCCCCTTGGGGCCATGAGGCCCGTGGTGATCCCGCGAATGCCTGGAGCATTGACCAGCCCCAAAGACCCGAGCGCCAGCGCCGCCTTCGGATTAAGGTAACTGGCCGCCGTCATCGCCAAGGGAACTGCGTAACGGTCAAACGAGCCAGAGTTGGATACCTTGTCGCCCAACCGGGTCCCGATCGCCGCAATATCGGTGTTTAGCGCATCGCCCCGGAGATAGGCGCGGTTACGGACCCCGCCCGACATGGTTTTGACCGCCGTGTTATACTGCGTGGGGCTGAACTCGGCGGGCTCTCCAGCCTTGCGCGAGGCCTCCTCGATGCGGACCAGCTTGGCGTATCCCCGGTCGGCCGCATCCATCGCCGCCGCAGCTTCCGGGGGGCTGTTACGCATGGCGCTGCCCTTCAGGGCGTCAACCGCCTCCTGGAGCGCGCCGGCGAGCTCGCCGTCACCCGACTGGCTATTACGGATGGCGGCAATGCGCTTCTCGATTTCGCTGGTCGCGTCCTTGAACGCCGGTCCCGCGAGCTGCCCGCCCTTAAACCGGCGGGCAACCGAGTCCGACCAGATTTTGTTGAACGTCTTCTGGCTGTCGGGCTTCAGCGTTCCGATCGTGCGCTGGAGATTGCCGAGGTCTTGAGCCAGCGGATTGTCCGCTGCCGCGACCATGCTGGACTTGGCCGCATTATAGGCCTTGTCGAACGCATCCTGCGCAAAGGCGTGGGCGGCATGGCCCGGCTTAACGTCCTTGGGGAGCTGCTGACCAATATCGCCGAGCGCATCGTTGAATAGCCCGACCTGGAACTGGTCTCGGGCCTTGTCGCGCGTTCCCTTGACCGCATCCCCGACCAAGGGAAGCGACTGGAGCTTTTCTTCCATCGCGTTGGGAAAGCCGCCCATCCGCTGGCCGATCGACGGACGAACGCCCATCTCATACAGTGGAGCGAGTTTGCCACCCGTGGGAGACACGAGTGCGCCCAGCGTTTTCACCAGCCCTTGTCCCGCCAGATTGCCCGCGCCCATCGCGCCGGCACCCTCGACCGCCCCGAGGAGGGGGTTCTGTTGGTCCTGAACCGCTCCGGTCGCCCCGCCAAAGGCCATGTCCGAGACAAGGCCCTGCCGTGCCGGAGTGGCGGTGAGGAACTCGCCGAGCTGGCCCAGCTTTGGCGCAACGGCACCAACGGCCTTGTTGAGCCCAAGCGCCCCGGCGGTAAACCCGCCGATGTCGCCCAATGTCGAGGCGACGGGATGCTCTTGCTGCGAGACCGCGTTGAAATATGCGCCCTGGTCGCCGGCAAGGCGCTCCGGAAGCGTGGCCGCAGCGGCGTTGGCAAAGTGACCCAACGCCGCACCAGGGGCGGAACTGGAAACCGCGTTGGCCGCCTCGTCCATCCCGCTCAGCGGCGTCTGGATGACGCTGTTGACGGGGTGATATTCCACACCAGGATTGCTCCGAATGTAGGCGCGCACCTTGTTATAGGCATCGGGCGGCGGCGGAGTATCGACCTGAAGCCCGCGCGCCTTAACGTCGCCCTGCCACTGCCTAAGAGCCACGCCGTAGGGCGTTCCCTTGCGGGCCGCATCTTCCCAGAAAGACGCGCTGGCTGGGTCGGGGGAGACGTTGGTGCCGTCCTTTGACGAGCCAAGCTGGGCGTCCGGGCCTGTAGGGGCCGGGACAAAGGCTGGCTTGTCGAGTATTGTTGCGGCGGGGCCGCCCGACACCTTCAGCGCATCGATGGCGTTCTGTCGCAGCTTTGCTTTGAATGCCACCGTTTGAGGATCGTCGCCGGGTTGCGGGAAGTAGCGCTGGCGCTGGTTTTCGAACTCGCTCTCGGGGATGGCCGCGCCCGACTCATAGCGCAGGGTCGAAGCGATAAAGTCGCGTTGAGCCGCTTCAGCCTGTTGGCGGGCGGGGCGTGTAAATTGGTTGACGAGGCTATCCGGCAACAGCGCCTTGGCAATGGCATGGCCCTGCGGCTCGTCTTTGACCCCCGTCCCCTCATAAAGCTGGTTGGCGCGAAGCGCCTGGGCGTAGAAGCCCGCGTTCTTCGATTGCGTTGTGTCGGCGCCTCCGGTGGTGGAGAGGTTGGCCTGCGCTGTCTTTGCGTCCACGACCGCCTTTGCAGCGGCGGCCCCCTTCTGCGTGATCTCAGCCGGCGCCGTGGCCGCGTTGACGTTGGCCTGCACGGCGGCGTTGGCGGCGTCTGCGCGAGCCTTGGGGGCGGCGTAGGGCAGCGTTGCCGAGTTCTGTTGGATCTGCTGCTGCTGCGCCTGCATCTGGCCCGGAAAGAGCGGGTTCGGAGCGACGTTCTGAGGCTGGGAGTATTTGTCCCACGGTCCCGCCATTACTGAGGCCTCCAGTTATTCTTGTCTGCGGGATCGCCGCCGAGGAAAACGTATCCGTCTTCGACCGAACCCGGCTGCGGGCCGACCGTCCGGGGGACGCGCTGAGTGCCTTGCGGGCCGGATACGGCAATGGGGTTCACGATGTCCTGATATTGGGCGTATTGGCGCTTCAGCTGGTCCGGTAGCTGCATCCACGCCTGAAGGTTCTGAACGAACTGCGGCGGCTGCATCGCCTCCTGCCGCTTCGCCTCGATCTGTGCCGCGAGCCGTTCGCGGGCCTGCTTGTCCTCGGCGTCCTGCCGTTGACGGTCACGGAACATTGAGGCGATCATCGGCTGGCCGCCATTGGCCGATACGAGGCCGTCACCGATCGCTCCCAGCGCGATTGAGGCGAGGGTCTTCCAGTCCTTGCCGGGGAACAGACCCTTGTGCTCGGGAACGTCCGGTTGGGGCAGGGCAAGGGAGCCCAGCGTCTGCATCGGGGCTTGTGGGTCCACTCCGAACATCGGGGCCTGCGGGGCCATCAATGAAGCGAGGGTCGGCTTTGGCACCTGTTGGTCTCCATTCACTCGGGCGAGGACTTGATCCGCGTAGGCATTGGTTTTCGGTCCCCACAGCGCCTTGTTCGGGCCGCCGTGGTAGTATCTCAGGGCATCTCTCGGGTTGCCGGTCTTATCCAGCCCCTCGTTGAGATACGCTTCGCCGAGCTGCTTCTGGTAAGCCGCTGCGTCCGGGGTCTTCCCACTAAGCAGCGCCGGACTCCACGGAAGCCCGATCTTGCGCGCCGTTTCCTGCGCGGTGGCGGGGAGCATCTGGGTCAAGCCCATCGGCCGTCCCCACTTGGTCCACTGGCCCGGCACTCCTGGACGACCGCCGCTCTCCTGGGCGATCAGGGCGTCAATCAGGTTCATGCGTATTTGAGCATGGCGTAGTTGACGCCATCCATGTCGTCGCCACGGAAGTTCGGGACGTAGGCGGCAGGACGAAGCGCCTTAACGTCCGTCGATAGCACGCCCTCGACCTTTGGACCGTTCGGGTCGGCCTTCCAGTTCCAGCGGGCGCGCTTGAGTCCGTCGCCGCGATCGTCCCAATCGCCGATATATTCAATGTTGGTCTTGAGGCGGGGGTCGGATGCCATGATCGCTGCGGACCCGATTTGGGCCGCTGCGCCGAGAATCTGGCCGAGAGTGTTGCTTCCCTGCTTGGCGACGCTCTTGTCCTGCCCGCCCGAGAACAGTGCTCCCAGCGAGTTGGCTAGGCTTTCCGAGCCGGTGTAGGGCAGTTGCGCGCCGAGCCCCAGCATCGACTGAAGCATTCCCGCGTTGGCGATATTGCCACTCTGCGCCGATTGCGCGGACTGGCCCATGCGGTTCATCTCGTCCGCATAATTTCCGTAAAGGAGGTTGGAATCGGCGTTGGCGAGGTTCTTCGAGAGAACGTCGGTATGCGCTCCCGAGCCGTATCTGCCGGCGAGCGAGAATTGCGAGTTCACATCGTTGGAAACTTGCGAATTGAGCTGCTGGAGGATGCTCTGGATATAGGGATTGCCGTTCATGTATTTGCCGGAGAGCACGTCCGAATTGTATTGGTTCGCCTGCCCAGCAGTCCCAGCTCCGGCGTTGAACGTGTTCAGCAGCGACGGAACCGCCTGGTTCTGCGCGATCCCGGTCAGCGCCTGTAGCCCTGGCTGAGCCTGGTTATAGACCTGATTGACGTTGCCGACGCCCGCCAGCGCAGCGGGCTGGAACGCCGGGTTAGATGACCCGGAGTAGCTCGTGCTGGTTGATTTAGAACCCTTGCCCATTCACAATGCCTTTTCGTAAATTGTCAGTCCGTCATGGTCAGTTCCGAGAGCGACCCACCCGAAAGGCCGCGCGTAGCGACCCCAACCCTTCCGCCCCCGCATGGTGAGCCTTGTTGCCCCGGACCTCTTTGCCCAGTCACTCACCGCTTCGTGCAGGGGACCAATCCACTCTTTGTGTCTTGCGCCCCCCGCGAGCCTCAATTCGGCCTCGCCGTCATTCCAAAGCAGCGTGGTCGCCGCTGCAAACACCGTCGGACCATCAAACGCGATCCAGACAAATTCATCGCTGTCCCGGATGGGGATTCCGCCATATTTTGCAGCGGGTTCCAGCAGTTCCTTGATATGCGACCAGAGGGGGTGTTCCTCCGGTTCCGGCAAATACGAGACTAGGATACGCTGACCGTCGGAGTGATGTTCAGCGTGTCGCCGCTCGCAACACCCCTGGAGGCGGCGAGGTCGCCAGCCGAGTAAAGCTTGCCCGACGTTCCCGTGTTGACCGATGATAGGAAGGCCCCGGCAACGGTCGCCGTGGCGTTGATCGTGTAGGACACCGCCGACGCGGTATTGGAGCCCGCCGTGGTGGTGCCAAAAGTAATGGCCGGGCGGTTGCCCGAGTAAGGCGTGACCTCGGACCAGCCCGCGTGCGAAGCCAAGGTGTCCCCAGCCGCAGCGGAGCCCGTTCCCTTGAGTCCCAGATACCAGGTCGCGGTGTAGGCCGAGCCCTTGAAATACTTGTCAATGATGTCGTTTTTGCCCTCGGTCGTGACGAGGTTGTGGATTTCCTCGACCCACTTGACCTTGCCGTCGGGGCCGACGCATTCGACCCGATAGCTGAAGGCGGGGACCTCGAAAGTCTCCGTAAGATCGGCGCGCGCAACAAGGCCGCCCTCGACGCCCATGTGGGCGCCAAGCCGTTCTTTCATTTCGTATTCTCCTATTGCCAGCCGGAGCCGGAACTTCCAACGGGCGCCCAAGCGGGGGACGCATCGAAAATCTCAGTGTCGAAAAAGATCGCGTCGAACGGGGCGATCAGGGTCTCATTGCAATCCCACGTCCCGCCGGAGCCGGAATCGCAATCCCAGCCTGGTGTCGCGTCGAATATCGCCTCATCGAAAATGGAAATATCGAACGGGCCAACAAGAGGCGCGTTACAGTCCCACGAAGACCCGCCGACCGTCGTGCAAACCCAGCCCGCGACAGCGATCGCAAAGTCGGTGTCGATAATGTCAGAAGCGGTCAGCGACTCCGTAATGCTGTCGCTGAACACCACGGTTACGGCGAGCGAATCCGCCGCCGTCAGTGTTTCGGAGACCGCCCCGGTGAGGAGCAGTCCGCCCGTTAGTGAATCCGCTCCCGTGATCGCGTTCGAAATAGTCGCGTTGAAGGTCGCCGCGCCGGCCAGCGAATCCGCCGCCGTGAGGGCGTTGGTAATCGTGCCTACAAACGTCGCGGTGGCCGAAAGGCTATCCGCAGCGGTCAGGCTTTCAGAAAGGCCCCCGTTGGCCGTCAGTGCGCCCGTGAGGCTGTATGCCGCCGTCAGCGCGTCCGAGGTCGTTGCAACAAAGGTTACGGTTCCGCTCAGGCTGTCGCTGGCCGTCAGGCTTTCACTGATCGTGTCGTTATAGGTCGTTCCCCCCGCAGCCGATGGCGGCGCGAGCGGCTGAAAGGCCCAGGACATTTAGCTGACCTGGCGGATTGACCACGTAATGGTCCGGTCTGTCCCCGCTAGTTTCTTGAGTGTGAAATCCCATCCGTTCATCAGGATGAGGGATGGAGTGACAACAATTGGCGGGGCCTGCGCCCCGGTCAGGATCGCCTCGTAAACAACGCGTTGTGTGTCGGCCCCTCGCGCCTTCTCGTAAACCCGGAACTGGAACTGATCCCCCGCCGCCAAGGCGTTCACGTCAACGAAGCATTGGAAGATGCCGTCCGTCGTATCAACATCGGGACCAGCGGTGTCGGTGGTCAGGCTCCATTCGGTGGTGGAGACCGCTTCGGTGCCGGTGTAGAGTTCGGTGATCGCCATTTAGCCCCCCACCCCGATCGCAACCGCATTCCATGTCGCTGTTGGGGCTGCGGAACAGCGACCCCTCACATAGATATTCGAGCCCGCCGGGACCCGCTGGTAGCAGTTCAGCCAGCAGAGGTTCTGCTTGAGAACGTCGGCCATAACTTCGGTCGAAATCTCAATAAACAACTGTCGCTGGATGACGTTTTTGTTGGTCGCATCCCCGAAGGCGAGATCCACGTAGGTCATCAAGTTGGTGCCAAAGGTGGCCGAGCTAAGCTGAACCCCCATCTGCCACCACCACAGCGCGTTTGTCGTGGTTCCCAGCAAGACCCAGCTTCCGTCCGCAGCGTTGCCGGGAGTGAAGGCCACCCCTTGGCTGCTAGTGATCGTTCCAATGGTTTCCGAGAACTGGCCCACTGGCACATTTTCCGGATTTGACGGGTCGCCCCAGAACTTGGCGATGGCGCGCACCGTGCCGGCGGTGGCGTTGCTCCCCTGTATCCTGACCGCGACACTCGACCCGCTTTTGATATACATTGGAAGGAGGAAGCCGTGCCCGCTCGGCCCGTTCGTTATGGCGGCGCTTTCCCCCGCGACAATGTTGGAAACAACTGCCGTGTAACTGGTGCCGCCAGCGGGATCGACTCCGATGTCAACCAAATGGTCCTTTTGGGCGGCGCTGGTCCCGCCTGAATGGATTTGAAGGAAGATCCAGTAAACGTCCCGCGAGATGTTGGCCGACGACGCGATCTGCGTCCACGACCCCTCGGCATTTGATGCGCCGGGAACAACCGACGTGCCTTGCGATGTGACCGGGTTCGCACCTTCGTTGCTGTAGGTGAATCCGTAGGAGCTGAGACCCGCCAGCATCTAGACGGGATTTCCGTTGAGCGTGGTTCCGGTGTGCGAGACGCTGGCATAGGCCCCGATCGCATAGGGGACGGAAAGCCCGCTCATCTGGGTGTCGGTGAAGCTGGCGATTACGTCATTCGTCGCTGAATAGCCGTAGGCCTTGATGCCTGCCCCGTGGGCGGGGTTGACGATGATGTTGCGCGCGCCGGTTACGCCGTGGACCGAGGAGCCGGCAGCGTTCGCATAGTTGACGTAAATCATGATCGAGCCATGACCCAAGGGATCGCGGGTCACGCAACCTTCGAGGTAATTGTCCTGAAGGTCGATCTGGTCCGATGAAAGCGTTTGATAGGACGTTTGCGCGTCAATGCGGATGCCAGCGATGCCCGAGCGGTAAATCTTGTTCCGGTAAACCTTGGCACCGATCGTGCCCTCGATGCCGATGCCGCCGGCCCACGCGCCGTCATAGGCCTGGTTGTCGAGGATCGAGATGTTGCGGTTCTGGCCCGAGTTCGCATAGCCGATGGAGGCAAAGGCATCGTCACCGCCGTTGCGGGCGATGTTGAACTGGACCGTGATATTCTGCGAGCCGCCGGTGACGTGGAAGCTGTCAGCGAGGTTGCCGTTGGTCTCGCTGTTCTGGATGAGGCCGCCGTTGATCGTGGAAAAGTAAATTCCCGCTCCCGCGACCTTGCCGACCTTCACGCTGTCAACCGTGATGTTGCTCGACTTGAAGATGTAGAAGCCGTCCGAGTTGCCGATCTGGAGGCGGCCCGTCGCATTTGGGGAAACGACCTGCATCGCCGCGATGGTCACGGTGTCGGCCTGAGTGACGATCAGCGCGCTCTTGTCCGGGGTCAGCGCATTGATGATCGTCGCATCCGCCCCAGCGCCGTAGATGACGATGTGGTTCTTCCCGACCACATTGATGTTGGTCGAGGTGACGCACGTTCCGGCCTGAAGCTGGAGCGCCTGGTAAGCAGCTAAAGCATTAACCTCCGCCTGGAGCTTGGCGGTTACGTCCGTGATTCCGTCACAGACGGTCGTGGATGCCTTGATCGTGTATCCGGCGGGGACGGTGAATGTTGACGGGGGTGGAGGAGGCGGCGGAACTGGAGCGGGGTCCGGGGCGGGCGCGGGACAGGTCTGGTTCTTCTGCACCACGGTCCCGTCGGGACACGTCTTGGTCGGCATCCCCTTGGATTGGGTGCTGACAGTGAGAACGGCCGCCCCAAGGGCGACCGCGACAAGCAGTTTTTTCATCTGTCACCAATGGTTTTGGAAGGTGGACCCGTCCCAGGTCCGGACCTTGTTGAGCGTCGTATCGTAATAGGTAAAACCGGCGTTCACGTTGGACGGAGCGCTGGCGAAGGACGGGAAGGGATAACCAGAAATCCGGCTATTCACTTCCTGCGCGACAATCCGCATCCAGTCCGGAACCGACGACCACTTGGACGGAATCACTGGCGCCCGCCCATGCTGGCTTCGAGATCAAGTCCTTGAACCGACGACCATTCCGCGTCCTCGGCAAAGATGATCTCGGGCTGGAGATACCTTCCAGAGGCCCGGATCGGCACTTCGCCATTGTCCCTGAAATCGAGCGAGGAGACGTTGACAGGGGTGTCCCCCATCCGCGCCCGCTGGTCGATCGTCACCTGTGCCGTCGTCATGTTCCCGACGATCCGCGAGTTGCGAACGTGCGCGGTCCTGCCGGGGAACATTTCAAGCTGCGGAAGGCGAAACTGCGCTTCCAGATTGTCTGAGGCACCGAACGAGTAAAGAATCTTGTCCGACTTGGCGATGAGGAGCATTGGATCCCCACCCCGCCAGTAAGGGTCATCAAAGGCCGGCGTTACGTCTTCAATCGCCGGGTAAACGACCGCGATGTCCTCTAAAGTCAGAGATGCCGTCTTGCCCGTCGAAATGCCGACAATCCCGCTAATCAGAATGTCGGACCACATGTCGTTTTCGAAATTATAGACCCACAGCCGGTCGGGCATCGACCAGATCACCAAGGACCGTTCCGGATCGATGGTAGCGCGGAGGTTGTTGACGATTTCCGAAGTGGAATAGGTGTTGCGGAAAGTGCGATCGACCTTGTTGCGGCCTATCGGCATTACCTCGCCGTCGATGAACTTGTAAAAGCCGCGCCGTGAATAAAAGAACGTCTGCCGCCCATGCTGGGCAATCCCGCCGTGGCAAATCGCCCCGATCGAACTGGAGACCTTGCGGCGGTCGAAGATGACAGGGCTTCCGACATACTGGAACAGGTGGATTGCCTCTTCCTGGAAGACGAGGCCGTATTCGCCCCCGGCAATGCCGGTAATCGCACCTCCGTCCGGAAGGTCCTGCGTGTCCGACTGGTCGGTCCCCGGGGTCCAGCTTTCGGCGTTGTTGATCGCCGACCAATAGACCCGGTTCTGGTTGGTCGAGTTGCCCCCGAGAAAGACAAAATCCCCAACAATCGCGACATAGGAACAGGTCGGAGGGCTTCCGCCCAATACCGCAGCAGTCCCGGCCGAGAGCGTGAACTTCAGCGGCGCATCGCCGTTGGCGCAAACCACCAGGTCCCCGAACTGGGCAAAGAACCAGTTGGCCGTGTAGGACCCGGCATAAACGCTCGTCGCGGTCGAGGCGGTTAGAGTATAGAGTCCGCTGTTGGTGCCGGAGAGCATGGCGGTGGTGCCATCTTCCCCAACGAAAGCCCCGCCGCCCTTCCAGTCGTAGGGCAGGGCAGCGGTTACCGCTGAGAGCGCCTTGATCGGTTCATAGCCAAGGACGCCGGAATAGGCGTTGCGCGCCTTTACCAGCCCCTCGTGGCCGTGCTCCGGTAGGTCCGGAGACCATGAGCCGAGCTTCATTCATACACCGTCGGCTGCATCATCAGTGGGCCGGCGGGGAGGCGTTTGGCATTGGCTTCGCGCAGGGCCTCGCCAAGGATTTCGTCCTCGGCTCCCTTCCACACCCCGACCCGCTCGTCGTCCTTGAGATAGGCCTCTGCCCTTGCGAGTGAACCAAACAGGTAGAGGTCCGGGTGATCGTCCAGCAGCCAGTTGGTCTGGTTGCCCGAATTGAGCGCGGTCAGCGTCTCGAAGCCCGAGATGACCATCGTGTAAGCGGCGTCTGGTGTCGGGGCCAGAATGAGGCTTTCCCCGACCACCGCATAAGCCACAGGTTGTCCCGATGTGCTGCCGGTGTAGGTGTTCCTCAGAACCGCCTGCGTCATGCCCTGGAGCACGCATTTGGGGTCGGTATTGAGATAGACCGTCTCAAGCTCACGAAAGTTGCTCGGTAGGGCGTAGGTGTCGGTATCGGCCACCGTGTCCTGCGTTGCCGTGCACACCATGTCCGGATTGCGGAGGATGCGGTTCATCCTCGCCTCGAACAGGCGGATGAAGGTCGGAATCCTGGCCGTGAGGTCGGCGCGGTTGAGCCACAGCGCCAGTTCGTCAACGAGCTCGTCGTAGGAGGCGATAGTCATGCGTCCTCCTTGGTGAACTTATCGAGGCGGCGCTTCGTCCATTCCTCGTATTTGGGCTTTTGAACGATGGTGTGGGCGTTGGTCAGGATCTGTTCTGAAAGGTGGCCCACGTCCCAGCTCAATTCATGGTCGAGGAACACCTTGATCCCCGCATCGCGGAGCATCTTGAAATACTTCACGTCCTCGCCGACGCAGCCGATGCCGTCGGGCTTGGCGGAAATCTCGAACAGCGGCCAGAAATGCTCTTTCCCCTGGTCCGCCGCCCACTTTTCGAGGATCGCATAGGTCCGCATGTCCACGAGGCAGAGGCCGAGGCCGAGATGGGCCACTTCCTCCAGTTCCCCCGCTTCGGCTTTTTCCTTGGTCGTCCACACCAGGTCCATCTGGTCGTCCTCACCCCGTTTGGAGGCGGTCGGAGACGTAGGAGAGAACCTTCGGGCGTAGTTGCAGCCCACGACCAGCTTGGAGCGCGAGAGGAGCATTAGCAGGGCTTCGGCGGGAAAGACGTGATCCGCGTCCATCCACAGCATGTAATCGGCTTCCCAGTTGATCGCTTCCACCACAAGGCGGTTGCGGCTTTCCGGGAGCAGGGACGAGGATACGATAAAGGTCTCGAACTCGATTTGAACCGGCTCTCCGTCCAGTTCGATCCGGGCGCTCATCGAATGAGCAATCAGCGCCGCGAGGCACTGGCAGAACTTCGCCTCGACCTGACGGTGGGCGGGAATGCAGAGGGCTACTCTCAAAGTCTGCCTTTCCACGTTCTGAAGCACTCATTCGCCGGGTCGTTGGCCCAGCGCTTCCACGCCTGCGGATCGTGGAACCAGCCCTCGTTAAAAGCCTGGTTCAGGACCTCTTCTGGAATAAAGGCGGCGTGGCGGAAGTCCTTGCCCGGG